ACAATTACTGATGAAAACTGCGAACGTATCAAGTTATCTAAAGTATTAAATGATTTAGGATTAAAGGTTGCTGCAGTCGGAGTTTTATGTCAAGATGAAAGAGTGTTTGAAGCTATGTTACAAGCTGGTAGTGCTTGTCCAATCAATGGTGCTATTGGTGATGCAGCTTTAAGAGCATGGTTTGAATTAAAACCTGAAGTATTTGCGAGGTTATATGGTAAGGATTGGCTTCCTCCTACTGTTACTTACCCAATGGAGTAATTTATATGCGTGGAGTTGTTACTATGATAATGGAGAAGATGGTTGGTATCTTGAAGGGACTATGGTCTGTAATGGTATCTCTGTTCAAGAAAGTATTGAGAATCATTATTGCGTTTGGCACAGACCTGATGACCCTTATTGCACGCAGTTCCAAGAACCTATTTGCGTGGATAGTATCGAATATCAAACACTATCTTGTCCCCCAAATTATAGCGGAGGAATACAACAAAGTAGAACCTATGTTTGCAAACAAGCAAGCTGGACAGATTGGCAGACTACTTCTGATAACTGTACCCCTAACCCTCCTACTTGTGTTGCTTCATTTGATTCTCGGATTTTGGAATGTTCTAGTGGCTATGATGGTCAAATTACTGAAACGAGGATAAGTTCATGTCCAAATCCATATGGCACAGAAGTATGGAGCGATTGGTCAGAATCGCAGAACACATGCACTCAAAGTACTACAGACCCAGTGAGTCCAATTTCAGTGACGAGTCCTACAAACCCTGTGAGTCCCATTCAAATAGATACTGTAACTGTTCCGGTAATAGATGCACCGCAGACGATTGAATCAGTCGTCCAAAAAGAACTCAGTAATAGCAGTGATGATGTCAAGGATAAAACTGATAACAAGACTGATAGCACCAAAGAAGTAAAAGAAAACAAACAAGATGGGAATGACGAACAATCTGAAAATAGTAAAAATGATGTCGTTGATAGTCCCAAAGAAATCGTTCATGGTTTTGGCTTAGTCCTTTCATTAGAATTATTAAACAAACCGATAAAATTTTATCAACCACCATTGACTGATATGTTCAGTATAACACAGGAGTTCCCAATAAATGCAACTACCAGAGAGTTTCAACTTGACCTTCTCAAAAACTACTCTATCGAAGATTATTATTATTCTCTTTCCAATCGTTCTTGGGAGCGGATACGCAGGGGTGACCTTTTACAATAAAATGTTAAAGACTATTGAAGCTACAAGTAAGTTCAGAGTTATTGAGGACAATATTAATGAACTGCAATTAACTGTATCTGCTATTAAAGAGAGGCAGTTAGAAGGATTGAATACCAATGTTAGGCTACAAGAGAAAGTTGCTGATGCGTATGTGCTTGCAAAAGAAAGCAATGCAGTCGCTCTATCAACACAAAGAGAACTTAAAGCAACTACAGAAGCAACCAAGTCAGAAGTAGAGACAATGATACGTTCTGTAGAAGACAAACTTGATGTGATTAAACGTGCCACTACTAACCCATTAGATAGAAGATGAAAATAGATATTAAAACAATCAAAGCTGTTTACGATATGTTGATTGCTACTGATGTTTTAAGAAACGCTGGACTTCCGCCATCAAATGAAGTAGAGTTTGAGATAATACCTGTAAAAGATGACTGTATGGCAACATATACACCAGACCCAGACACAATAGGAATTTGTCCTGAACGACATAGATTTCTTACAAGTTTAATCAAATCAATGGTTCATGAAATAATTCACATGATGAATCATATATATGGCAAATCTTATTTAAGGCATGATAAAAATTTCAAAGAATTAAGAAAACACATAGCTGACGAGTTCGGCTTTGACGAGAATGAAATATAAGGAGCAAATATGTTAGCATCATTGATTGGACCAGTCGTTGGTTTATTAGATAAATTTATTGAAGATAAAGACCAAAAGAATAAGTTAGCACATGAGATAGCCACTATGGCACAAAAACACGCTCATGAAGCTAATATGGGACAAATAGACATAAATAAAAATGAAGCTAACCATCGTTCTATTTGGGTTGCTGGTTGGCGACCAGCTTGTGGTTGGATATGTGCATTAGCATTAGGTTGGCATTTTATTTTGCAGCCTATTGTGTTATTTGCAGCAGCAATCTTTAATATTACATTACCTGTCCCATCATTCGATATGGGTTCATTAATGACAGTATTGATGGGTATGTTAGGTCTCGGCGGCTTAAGAAGTTTTGAAAAAAGTAAAGGCGTCACTAAATGAAATTAACAACGCATTTTACTTTAGAAGAATTAATACAATCTGATACGGCAACAAGACTAGATATTGATAATACGCCTGATTCAGAAGTTATGGATAATTTAATATTTTTAGCAGGAAAGTTAGAGAATGTCAGAGATTTACTTGGATATCCTATGCTCATTAGCAGTGGTTATCGTTCTTTACCTCTTAATAGACATCTTGGAAGTAAAGACACCTCAGCACACACAAAAGGATTAGCAATCGATTTTATATCGCCAAATTATGGCACTCCGAGAGATATAGTAGCAGCTATTGTTGAATCTAATATAGATTATGACCAAGTTATTTTGGAGTTTGATAGATGGGTTCATCTTGCATTTACGCAAACTGATGCTCCACGCAAACAATCATTAATCATTGACAAAGAGGGAGTAAAACCCTTTGAAAATACTATTTCTTGATATAGAAACAAAAGCAACAGTCATAAAGGCGTGGGGTCTTTATGACATCACCGCAAGTTTGAATCAAATTATCAGTCGTGGTTCTGTGATATGTTGGGCAGCTAAATGGAATGATTCAGATGAAATTATTTTTGATGCTGACTGGGTATCCTCTCACAAACGTATGATTAAACATATTCATAAACTCATTGACGAAGCTGACGTAGTATGTCATTACAACGGACAAGCGTTCGACATGAAAGAACTTAATAGGCAATTTTTATTAGAAGGATTGCCGCCTCCTAGCCCATACAAACAGCTTGATTTGCTTCGTGTAATAAAACGTAACTTTAGATTTATTTCTAACAAACTAGATAATGTTTCTCAAGAGTTAGGTATCGGCGCAAAGATAAAACATTCCGGCATGGATTTATGGAATGCAGTAGATAAAAAAGATACTGAAGCTAGAAAATTAATGCAAAAATATAACGAACAAGATACACTTCTTTTAGAAATGTTATATAATAAATTGTTACCATGGTTGGGCGGGTATATAAACCACAATTCCTACACCTCCTTAGTGGTCTGCCCGACCTGTGGTAGCAATCATCTCAACAAGCGTGGATTTCAAAAATCTAATACAAGAACTTATCAAAGATGGAGATGTATGTCATGCGGTTCGTGGTCACGCAGCAGCAGTTCGATAAAATCAGAGACAAAATCAAACTCGGTTATCAGCATAAGGTAGAAATAATGGATATCAATGAAATATCAGAGCGAATTATTGGCAAAGAAGTAGTCAATGTTGATGTTACTTATGGTGAAGATACATTAACTATTTACTTTAATGACGGCAGCGTTCTTGAATTAATTGTTGATAGTATTTACTATGACAGTATAGATTATGACGATTGAGCGTAATCAGCCCACTTTTGTATCAAAGATTTTAAATCATTTATACCATTTCCTATTAGTTTTAGTTTATCTTCTTGCACTTTATATACTTTATCTACTATTGCACCACTCTCATTAGACATACCATAAATAATTAATACCATAAATTTAGGCTGTTTAGATAATGCTTTTAATGCTATTTTTTGCCCAAGAGATATTTCTTCATTTGAATGTTTCCATTCTGCTATAAGAAAATGTTCATTTAATTCATAAAGCATATCAACATTGACTGGTAATACATTTGGCTTTTGTTTAATTACTCCTTCTAAAAAACCAAAGTCAACATGCTCAGCTTTCGGATTTCTCATTCCCTGTGTCATTTAAACCTCCTATTTTGTTATCCGGATACATCTTATAAAATTTATTTTTTATTTCGCTAAATATTTCAACTCTAATATTATCTTCTTCTTTAAAAAATTGAATAGTGAACCACTCACCCTCAATCGCTATTCTTTTTGTTATCATTCTTACATATTCCATTTGCTGACAAGTTTCTACCACACCACCATTTTTTCTTGTCATAAGTGTTTGCAGGCTGTTTACATTTGTGGCACACCTGACCGAAAGTTTTAATCCTCGTCATGAAGTGGGTCTTCAATCCACTCATCAGTTACAGGTGATGACATTTCTTTTTTCTTTTCTTTTTCCAACTTCTTAATATTTTCAGTTGCAAAAGTAATTATTTTTTTATACGTTTCAATTTTTCCATCAATGCTTGGGTCTTTTCTACCATAACGAACTGCATATTTAAGTATACTACCATGGTTAACAGCTTCTGTTCCACAAAGATGATTAATGCAATCATCAAGCAAGTCTTGTAGCTCATACCCATCTCTAATTACATAATAACTGGGATATTTTGTAGTTTCCTCAATCATTTTTCTTCCTCTATAATTAACATACCTTTTTGATAATCACAGGTGAACTCTTTTACTTTCGTATATACAGTTCCATCATCACCGACCCGTGCCAATAATCTACCTTTATGGCAAATTAATTCTTCTGGTTCAGTTGGTTGTGATATATAGTATTGAGCAATAATACCACATACCAAAAAGAACATAATAAATCCTATCATATAATTCATTATTTTACGTAGCATTTTATAAATTCTCCTTGTGTGTCATTTATTGCAGCGAGAGTATAATTACACATGAAATCTAAAAGAAAGGGGATTCATTATGTGGACAACACCAGCTGCAACAGAAATGAGATTTGGTTTTGAAGTTACTATGTACGTATGCAATAAGTAATTTCATAAGGATTCGGATACACCTACCAAGGTATATCCGACTCCAAATCATTAATATCCGCACCCTCAACAGCCGGAGCCGCAGCTTTGCTAGAATCAGGTTTCCAATTATCAACTTCAGCATACCAACCATTACCATTCTTGCTTTCTAATACGTTGAAGTTAATCCATTCGTCTTGTTTTGAATTTAAAAACTCAATCATACGTTGTTTATTAATACTGCCTGAGCTTTTTACAAAGTCAGGAGCATTTTCTCTCGGCGGCTTAATGTTTAAACCATTAACAAACTCTTTATCTTGTGCCATTTATATTTCCTTTAATTGATTAATCATTAGTTCTACTTCTGCTAAGAACTTTAATATTTCAAACTTTAACATCTCAATATACTCATCGTCCCTCTCAACACGGACAACCATTAACTGAAGTCTTGGTTCAAAATTTGGGTTATATGAAATGAAGTCGCACCATTTTCTGCCCGTTGCGGAAAGCTGAAACTGCACTTGAGGCTTATATTTTGAGGGCAATCTTCTTTCTAATAAATTAGTTGTATGCGTAGTTTCTATTGGGCATTTTATTTCAATAATGCCATCATCACCTACTAGACCATCAGGACTTGCTCCTGCACGCTCTATTGCAGGGTGTTGAACAAACCCTACTTCTTCTACTGTAACATCTTTGAGTTTCTCATATATTTCACGAGCCATTGGTTCACGCTCTATACCATCTTGCATAGCTTGATTCATATATGTATCTGTTTTTTTATTTGTCAGGCGTTCGGTTGCGAGTTGTAATTTATATTTTGCTCTGACTGTTGATTCTTGACCTTTTCTAGTAGCAAGGACATCTGAAACTCGACTGGCTGTAACTTTGCCGAGCCGAGCTTCAAACCATTCTTGAGAGAGTTGTTCCATTAGAATGGTTCTTGTCCCTGTTGCTTAATAGCATTGGCGACTTCTTCAGCACTCGCTACTGAAGTGTCTATGCCAATGCCAAAAGCACCGAGTGCCCTACCGATAGCACTCGTCTCGCAGTTCTCAACATAGGAGGTTTTGTTGATGAACGTTGACCCTTCTTTCTCATAAGCATGACCTGTTGCTACAATGACATTATCAATAACAATCGCCGCTTTAACAACGCATACGCCATCTTGATTTGAAACTATATCGGTCATAATAGAACCCATAGGATATTTTAATCTGAACAAACGAATACGCTCATTGACCTCCACGTAATCTTTGCCTTTAATGTTAATAGTTTTTACTTTGTTTTCTTTCATCTGTTGTTCCTCTTGTTGAATTTTTGCAAGAGCGGCATCATTGTCTGCTTGAATGTCGCTCAAATGAACATAGGGTGTATTTTTATAAGTTAGATTATCCATAATAAAACGAACCCTCCTAAAACGATTGTCCAGAACACGGCTCTATCTTCGGCAGCTTTGCGTTCTTTATATTTTTCTGATTCTTTCCAGTGATTATATTCTTTCATTTGACACCTCCTAAATAAAATTATGTTCTTATTTTTTAAAATTAGCAATACCAAAATGGAATATTTCTTTTAGTCCATACAGCCATAGCATTTTTATGAACTCGATAATACTCACGATAATTATCAATAGAACTATTTGTTATTTTGCAATCATCAGGCATAGCACATGGTGGTTCTGTAAACTTACCTTCAGGTATATTTTTAGGCGTATATATTAAAGACCACATGAGTTTCATACAAGCATGCTCTTTGAGGTATCTATAATTATATTCACGCATAAGGTCAATCCATAAATCATATAACCAACGATAATTTTCACGAGATTGACGAACCCAAACAGCTGATGGGTGATTGATATGTGTAGCTTGATAGATTACGTCGTTATGATGGTTATTAAGAACGTAACGCTTTTTCTTACGACCATTAACAACTTCGTTAACAAGAGTTCCGTCAAGAACTCGGTGAGCAGTAGATAATAACTGTGCATATTCAAGAATCATTTTGACACAGTGTTTATCAAGGTGCATTTCTGCACATTTTTTTGTTTCTTTATGTAAATAAAATATATTCATAACACCTCCTTAATTGAATGATATCTCAAAAATTTAATCTAGTAAAATCATATATTCATTAGGAAAATATTTACGAAACCAATCAAGACCTTGATGCATCATGTCGTAATTTCCTGTTAATTCTGCGCCTTGAATAGTATCATAAACTGCAACGGCATCAGGCTCTAACACGCAAGAGCCATAACCGAATTTATTATCAACATGAACAGGCTCTTTATCATAAATTTTACAGTCAAAAGGTAAAGGTCTGTCAGGGTGCGGTGGATATGTTTTGTTTAGAACATCTTCCATTTTTTCTACTTCTTTTTCTATTGCGGCTGCCCATTCAGGGTCGTCCATGTTTGGTAAATCAAATATAATTTTACTCATGTGTTATGCTCCCATTCTATTTCTCGTTCAATAATTTCATCTTCAATATCTTGTAAAGTTTCAGCATCAAGATACTCAGTTATTAATTCACCCTCTTTGTATATTTTTAAATCTTTGACTTCAATAAGGGTAGGGCTATCGCCAGTTCCGTAGCCGTCACGTTCTTTTATAATTTCATATTCAACAGATACAGGGACTTCTATCTCGCCCCTGTATTTGTCATATAAATAAACAAATGATTCGTGTTGCATTATTCACCTCCATAAATTGTAGAAAATGCTTTATAAGTTTGACGAGCATTTGCTTTAGCTTTCGCTTCGGTATCAGCAAACTCGTCCCAAATTTTTACAGTATTAGATAGAGGATAAAAACCCTCGAATGTATACAGATGACGAACTTTATCTGCATGAATTAAAGTTAAGTTAGAATGAAACATGATTATTTACCTCCTTAAAATATTTAACCATATGAATACTATGTTCCTATTTCTGATAAAATAAAAGATTATTTTTTAAATCAAACATTTACTTTTGATAAATTTTATAAATGACTGAACATAACGAGCAAGTAGCGGTAGTTGAGTGGTTTCGTATAAGATTCCCTTTATTAAAAATGGCATTATTTGCTATACCGAATGGTGGATTACGCCATATTAGAGTTGCTATGACTTTAAAAAAAGAGGGTGTTATATCCGGAGTCAGTGATTTATTTTTGATGGTTCCACGTGGAACATTTCATGGACTATTTATAGAAATGAAAACTAAAAAAGGTAAACTGAGCGATAACCAAAAAGAATTTATAAAAATTGCAATCAGTATGGGATACGAAGCAGTCGTTGGATATGGCTTTGAAGATGCTAAAAATAAAATAGAAAAATATATGCAAATAAAATAATTGCTTTTTTGATAAAAAAGGAAGATGATTATTACGTAGGTATTATTAAGGAGGATTATGTTGCACTACTACAATCATAACATTGGCGATTACAGACGGGATACTGCTCATCTAACATTGTTAGAACATGGCGTATATCGTCAGTTGTTAGACCAATATTATCTAGACGAAGCACCTATTGAAAAAGATTTAAATAAAATTCATAGGTATTTACAAATTAAAACTGAGGAAGAAAAAAATGCACTTACCAATGTGTTACAGGATTTCTTTATGGAAACTGAAGATGGTTATGTTCACAAGCGTTGCGATGATACGATTACTGAATATCAAAGCAAAAGTGAAAAGGCTTCTAAAGCAGCCAAAATAAGATGGAATAAAGAAACGCAAAGCGAACGCATACCGAACGCTATGCAAACCAATAACCATAAACCAATAACCATAAACCATAAACCAGATTATAATATTCAGTTTGACGCATTTTGGATTATGTATCCTAAAAAAGTAGGTAAAGAAGCAGCTAGAAAAGCATGGTTAAAAAATAAACCTGACATTGATTCTGTGATAAAAGCTATTCAATGGCAAGAAGTATCATCACAGTGGAAGAAAGGTTATATCCCAAACCCTAGCACTTACATTAATCAACATAGATGGTTAGACGAACCTGAGGAGGTAGGTTTTTAATGAAAAAATTAAAACATTTGGAAGATATGGATATATTTTTTGCAGCTTGTAAATTTATTAGAGCAAAAGATGATTTTGAAATTAATGAACAAAATTTCCCATATACAGCAGCAAGAGCATTTAAATTATATAAATTTTTTTTGGAGGCGAGAAAATGGTAGAAACAGATAAAGCAAAGTTTAAAAATATGCTCGATACAGTTATGGCATTATACGGCAAACAATCACCAAGCACAGACCAAATGAGAGTATGGTGGGGTAAGTTATCTAAATATGATTTTGATATTGTTACTCGTGCATTTAATAATTATGTAGACAAGTATAAAATAATGCCAAGCGTAGCTTCAATAATTGAATTATGCAAAGTTAATCCAATCAAAGATTTTGTGCCATTACCTAAATTTAAATCTGACCCTGCGAAAGCAGAAGAAAATAGAAAAAAATTTAAAGAGTGTTTACAAAATTTTGCAGCAATGCCCAAACCTGAACCAAAAGCGTGGGCAAAAAAAATTATGCTAAATCCCGGACATTATTCAGATTTAGCAGTTCAATACGCAAGAGAAGCATTAAATTATAAGGGGGATAATGATGGACAAAATATTTAATATGTGGATTGACAGTTGCCCTGTTGATTTCACAGTGATTACAGTAAATGGCAAAGAGGCATATTTATTTGGAAAAAATACAGAGTTAGCAGTAGATGTTAAAACACCGGAAGATATGAATAGATACTATATTGCTGGAGCAAAAGTCGATTCAATTACTTTTTATTCAATCGCTGATGTTAAAAATGCCAGTTGGGAAAGTTGCAGAAATGAACAAGGCGGCGAAGATTTTTTTATTGAAGCATACGATTTGTTGGAGGATTAATTATGAGTGAATTTAAAACAATTTCTGATAATAAATTAATTGAATATAAAAATTTATTAGAAAATTATAAACATGAAAGAGAAATTGTAAAACAAAAATATCACGAAAGGAGTAAAATATTAACATCAAAAATACATGACATAGAGCATATTATCACAAAAGAAGATGGTATAAGAAATAAACGTGGTAAATATTGGATTGATTATAAAAAAGAGCAAATTTTTAAATTATATAAATCTGGAGAATTAATAGAAAATATTGCTAATAAATTTCAAACAACCAAACAATCTATAATCAATGCTATTGAAGATAAATACTGGTATGAAAAAAGAATAGAATTAAGAAAACATTTGTTAAAAACAGATGGTATTGTCAATGATAGTTTGCCATTAGATACATTATTTTACAGACATATCTTTCAATCACATATTTATAAAGATAAAAAAATATTAACTGTTGGTGATTTTTATAAAAATATTAACAGTTTAAATAAAAGAGAAATAAAGAAAGTTGAAAATGAAATTTCTAATGTTGAATTTTGGTATAAATATTGGAAAGAAAAACAAAATAAAGAATGGAGATATAATGGGTAAAGGAAGTTCACCACGTCCATTTACGGATAGGCAAAAATTCGAAGACGAGTTTGATAGAATATTTAGGAAAAATAAAAATGAGACCATGGAATCTAACAAAACAAAACCTACCATTCCTAATAGAAAAAATTCAAAATCTTGATTTTAATAAACGATGGAAAGTAGTATTATATGAAGAATCAGAAAAAAGAAGTAATGAACAGAATGAAAGGTTATGGGGATATTTATATCCAAGCATTGGTAATTACTTAGGATTAACTCAAAAAGAAATACATGATATGTGTAAATATCAATTTCTTAGAAGTGAAGTTGTTATTAATGATGAGGTTATTACTGTATTAAAAAGCACTACAAAATTATCAGTCAAAGAGTTCACTGATTATATGGAAAAAATTGAAATGTGGGCGGCTCAACAGGGCTGGTCTGGTGAATGAGAGGTAAAGAGTTTATACTATTAATTCAAAAAGAATTTAATGATGGTAAATCACTACCATTTAAATATAAAATGTTTGTAAAACCATGGAAACAGGGTCAAACAAAAGATTGGGTATATTATGATGATTCTAAATTTTGGACTCCTAGTCAATTTTTAAAAATGGTCAAAGATATTAAAGAATGGGAGAATTTAATAAATGGCAAAAACAAAACAAGAAAAAGAACATTACGATAAACTACATCAAATAGGATGTATAGTTTGCTTACGTGAAGGATTAGGATATAGTGAGCCTATGATTCACCACACAAGATTTGACGCTGGTATGGGAATGAAATCTAGCTGGGATAAAGCAATCCCATTATGCCCAATGCATCATCAACATGGCGGATACGGAATAGCAATTCATGCTGGCGAAAAAGCATTTGAAAAAAGATTCGGAACAGAAGAAGAATTGTTAGATGCTGTTACACATTGTTTAAGAAATAGATAATGTTTGAATATGTATTAATAGTTTATATGAATATGGATAATCCTGAATACGTAGGACATTTTAAATCTTGCGCAGCTGCAAACAGTTATGTGCAAAAACATTATAAAAATGCAGAATATACATCATGTTTATATCAAGACTATATTAACCTTCCAAAAAATTTAATTAAAAAGGAAATAGAATGGAAATAAAACAAATTAACCCAAACGATTTAGTTCCGTATGATAAAAACAGTCGAGTTCATAGTGATTATCAAATTAATCAAATTAAAAAATCAATAGAACATTTTGGTTTCGTTAACCCTGTATTAATTAATAATAATCATATTGTTGCAGGACACGGAAGAACTAGAGCGGCAAAAGAATTAGGATTAACTGAAATACCTGCAATAGATGTATCAAACTTATCAGAAGAACAGTTAAGAGCATACGTTATCGCTGATAATAAAATTGCAACTAATGCTGAGTGGGACCAAGAGATATTAAGAATGGAACTTGACGCATTAAAAGAACTTGATTTTGATGTAAGTATATTAGGATTTGACCCATCAGAAGTAGAAATAAAAGACATTGATTATTCTGTTCTTGATGATGATGATGATATTGAAGAAAAATTAGACTCATTAGAACGCGAGACTCGTAGAGCAATAGAAGTTGTATTTCAAGAAGAACATTACCAAGAAGCATTTGAGTTGTTTAAATTTTGGAAACAGCAAGATGCTTATTTGGGATATATGATTCTTGATTTTTTAAGAAAAGAAAAAGAAAAGTTGAACGAAGAATTATGATACCCATTTATATACCATCATATAACAGAGCATCATCTATTAAAACAACAAAATATTTAGATAGAGCAAACGTGCCATATAAAGTATTATTACATTCTGATGAGTGCAGAAAAAGTTATTTAGATGCCGGAATAGTCAAAAATGAAAACATTATTGTAACTCATGCACCTTTTGGCATAACAAACCAAAGAAATTGGATGGTCGATAATCTAGCAAAACAAGGTGAATGGTATATATCACTTGATGATAATATTAGAGGATTTAAAAGAGTAGTTGATAAATATTATGAAACACATAAAAAATTAGACGTTACTCGTAAAGATATAACTCAACAAGATTTTAACCATGAAATAGAAGCAGATGAATTAATAGAACTCATGGAAAAAGATATTAAATTATGTGATGAATTAAAAATTGAATATTTAGGATTTGCTACTGTTGATAATTTCTTTTTTAATTCTAAAAAATATAAAACAGTTGGTTATGTGATTTCTAAAGCAGTCGCAATTAAATATGCTGGATTACGTTATGATATAAACTTAGAGGCTATGGAAGATTTTGGATACTGTGCTGAACAGCTTAAAAAGAACAATGCGGTATTAATTAATTCTTGGATTAAACCGATAGCTGGGCATTATGAAGCTGGCGGTATAGGAACATACGAACAGCGTGTTCCTCGTAAAATTATTGATTGTGAATACCTCATGAAAAAATATCCAAATTTATTTAGATATAAAGAAAAAAAAGGTTGCCACCCAAAAGCTGAATTACAGATTAGATTTCACAGCCCTAAACAAGTTATTGAATGGAAAAAAACTTTAAAATGAAAACATTAGAATTAAAATCGATAGAATACCCACATAAGATGGGGCAAATATGTGCTGATTTAAAACCAAACGTAACAGAAGATAGTTTGTTTGTTGTAGATGGTGAGCCATTAGGATTTTATTTAAAGAGAACCCCAGAAAAACTTTTTAAATTATTAGATATTGCTAATGCAGAATTAAACTCACCCAATGTTCCTAAAGTAAAAATGGATAGAGGAACAAGAAAAATGAATGCTGCAAGAGGTATAGATGTAGTTCAACAATATAGTGCAACACTCGGTGCTTGTGTACCAAGAGCCCATATGAAAAGAGATTATGGCAGAACATCACAGCTTCATTCAGTTGATAGTGCTAAAACATTTATCAAAGCGATGTTATTAGCTTGTAAAGAGGGCGAAAAATTATTAAAAGACATTATGCCTAAACAGTATGAATTACAAAAACAATTAGTAGAAGAAAATGTTCCAGAAAAATATAGATTAACTGATTTGTTTTCTAGTTCTATATCTAATTTCAATATTGCAGCTGCTTATCACCAAGACAGAGGAAATTTAAAAGGTTGCGTTAATTTTATATTTAGTAAAAAAGAAAATGCGAGAGGAGGACATTTGCACGTGCCTGAATATGATGCTGTGATAGATAATAAAGATGGTTCAATGTTAGTTTATCCAGCATATAAAAATATGCACGGAGTAACACCGATTATTCCATTATCAGAAAATGGATACAGAAATAGTTTAGTATTTTATTCAATAGACAATTTACAAAAGTTTTTTTAGGAGTGAAAATGAAACCAGTAACAAATGGTTATTTATACGAGTATGACAATGGTGATAAAAAAACCAGAGAAGAAGCTGTAAAAGATGTATTAAATTTTGTAGGTAGTGAAAAATATTCTATGGGTCAAATCGCAAAAGGAATTGGATTAAATTACACATCAACAACTTCTTTAGTAAGATGGTCAAAAAGAAATAATATTATGTATGGAATAAGACGTGGTCGTAAATACTATTTCGGTGCTGGACTTATGGAAGAAGATGCTTGTCTATTGGCTGATATGTTTTACAATAAAGAAAAAATATTAAATAACTTTAAAGTCAATGGCACAACAAAACGAAAAGTAGAAGATGCTCCAACAGATTCATACGAACTGTCAAAATCAAGAAACATTACATACGGAACTCATGTTTTTAATACTGTTTATGATTGATGGAACTAGAACGTTTACAAGATATACTTGAAGACTGGGCAAAATGGATGCGTAAGGACGACACCAGAACAGGTTATCCTTACAAATCTGTTGGTCTTGCCTCCGGTGGTGAGTCTAGCCATGGTGCATTTGACGATATGTTAAAAGATATGGATTTAGATTTAGTTCATAAAGTTAATGCTATGATTAACTCATTAGATATACAAGAACAAAACGCAATATACGCAAGATACCTAAAATCAAAAAAACCTTTTTATTACGAATTAAAATTACAATACGCATTACAAAATCTCCTCAAATTAGCAGAAAAACGATTAATCACTTGACATAAAATGCTGTTTTTGATATAATCGCAGTCAGTGGTGGATAACCACGTCCAAAATTTCTATACATTCCCTGAGGTCAGCCATGCCGTTAAAAAAAGGTAAATCACAGAAAGTTATTTCTAGTAACATTAGAACTGAGATTAAATCTGGTCGCCCTCGTAAACAAGCAGTTGCAATAGCATTATCAAAAGCAGGTAAATCTAAAAAGAAAAGGAAATAATCATGCCAATGGTCGGAAATAAAAAATACAGCTACACAGCAAAAGGAATGAAAGCAGCAGAAAAAGCAGCAAAAAAAACTGGTAAGAAAATGAAAACTACAAAAGGCAAGAAAAAATAATGGCTAAAAGAGGGCTATATGCAAATATCCACGCAAAAAGGGAAAGAATCAAAGCTGGTTCAGGAGAAAAAATGCGTAAAGCAGGAGCAAAAGGCGCACCCTCAACAGCAGATTTCAAAGCAGCAGCAAAAACAGCCAAGAAACCTAAGCGAACTACTAAAAAACGTAAGTGATTGTGTATGAGTGATAGCAGATTAAAACGAGCTGGCGTATCAGGCTATAACAAACCTAAACGCACACCAAATCACCCAAAAAAATCTCATGTAGTTGTTGCTAAATCAGGTGACCAAGTTAAAACAATTAGATTCGGACAGCAAGGCAAAACAGGTGATAAAAAAATGACACCTAGAGCAAAATCATTTAAAGCACGTCATGCTAAAAACATAGCTAAAGGAAAAATGTCAGCCGCCTATTGGGCAAACAAAGTTAAATGGTAGAAAGTCCTTGCACTTATGAGTGTTATTTAATTGATGACCAGTGTATAAGATGTCAAAGAACATTATGGGAAATAAGAAACTGGGTAAAATTGACAGATAAAGAAAAAGAGCAGATAATTGAAAGATGCTCAAAATATTCGTAGGATTTGATGGAAAAGTAGAACCGATTGCATATCATGTGTTTTGCCAAAGCGTAATAGAAAAGGCAAGTATTCCGGTCAGCTTTACACCATTAGCATTAAATACATTACCAAACTATATGGAAACTCATAGTGATGGTAGTAACGCATTTATATATTCAAGATTTTTAGTTCCTTATCTTTGTGATTTTCAAGGACAAGCATTATTTGTAGACGGCGATATGTTATGCCGAACAGATATAAATGAACTATTAAAAGAAATAGACGTATCAAAAGCAGTATCCGTAGTCAAACATGACTATAAAACAAAACACCCAATCAAATATCTTGGAAATAAAAACGAAGATTATCCAAAAAAGAATTGGTCTAGTGTTATACTATGGAATTGTGGACATTTTAAAAACAGGGTATTAACTCCTGAATACATAATGACTGCAACAGGTAAACATCTACATAGATTTGAATGGCTCACAAATGAGTTTATAGATTTAGTAGGTGAAATACCAAAAGAATGGAATTGGCTAGTATCTGAATACGATTACAATGAAGATGCTAAGTTAGTTCATTTCACCATAGGAACACCATGCTTCAATGATTACAATAGATGTGATTATGCAGAAGAATGGAGTATGGCATTAGATAATTTACTAATACCTTTAGAATATTAAACAACCAACCATTTATGGAGTTGAAAATGATTAAAAATTGTGCAGCTTTCGGAGTTATAAAGGGGTCAAAATGCAAGGAGTAGAGCATATCCCAACAGAAGAAAAACGAAAGTTAGTAAGAACACTTGCCGCAGTAGGAATCACCTATGAAGATATTGCAGCAAAAATAGATATAAGTTCAGATACATTAGTTAAATACTACAAGACAGAATTAACTGATGGTCGTGTTGATGCTAATGCAAACATAGGTCAAAAGTTATATCAACAAGCTAGTGGAGGCAACACTCAAGCACAGATATTCTGGTTAAAAACTAGAGCTGGCTGGAGTGAAACTAACAAACATGAAATAACAGGTGCGAATGGTTCAGCAATACCATTAAGCGTAGCTGTAGAGTTCGTAAATGCAGAACCCAGAGACGAAGAAGTTTCCGAGTAAACTTCAATTCTTATTTCAACCTCACCGATACAAAGTAGCGTATGGTGGTCGAGGTAGTGGTAAGTCATGGGGATTTGCTAGAGCATTATTAATAGAGGCGGCAAAAAAACCTTTACGCATATTATGTGCAAGGGAAATACAGCGTTCTATTAAACAATCAGTTCACCAATTATTGAATGACCAAATACAGTCAATGGGTTATGGTGCTTTTTATGAAGTGCTAGAAACTGAAATAAGAGGCGTAAACGGAAGTCAAATAAACTTCACAGGTCTTGCTAACAACACAGTAGAAAGTATTAAATCTTTTGAAGGTGTAGATATATGCTGGATTGAGGAAGCACAGACTGTTAGTAAACGCTCATGGGATATATTAATACCAACAATACGTAAACCTGACTCAGAAATATGGGTAACATTTAACCCTGATTTAGATACTGATGATACTTATACTAGATTTGTAGTCCACCCACCTGAAAACTCAGTTGTGAGAAAAGTTAATTGGTCAGACAATCCATGGTTTCCTGATGTGTTAGACCAAGAAAGATTACATTCAAGAGCAAACAGTCCTGATTATGAAAATATATGGGAGGGTGAATGTAAATCAGCAGTTGACGGAGCAATATATGCTGACGAAATAAGGGAAGCACAAGAGCAAGGAAGAATAACTAATGTTCCTTATGACCCTATGTTGAAAGTTCACGTTGTTATGGATTTAGGCTGGAATGATAGTATGTCGATTATCATGGTTCAGAAAGGGGTATCAGATTTAAGAGTCATTGGTTATATAGAAGATGACCATAGAACTCTAGATAGTTATTCAGCACAGCTAAAAGACTTACAATATAACTGGGGAACAATGTTCTTACCACATGATGGTCAGTCAAAAGATTTTAAATACGGTATATCAGCAGAAGATATTATGAGAAAGCAAGGCTGGGATATTAGAATCGTTCCTAAACTTGACGTAGAATCAGGAATTAAATTAGCAAGAATGAACTTTCATAAAGTTTATTTTGATAAGTCAGCCAATCGTTTGATTGACTGTTTAAAACATTACAGACGTAATATTAACAACACTACTAACGAACCGACAGCACCTGTTCATGATGAGTATTCGCATGGCGCAGATGCTTTTAGGTATTTATGTGTATCAGCAGATAAAATGACCAATGAGTCATGGAAAAATCAAGAGATACATTACTCTAACATGGGAATTGTTTAATGGAAAAACTAACTGACGAACAGATACTGAGCAAAATAGATAACGAAGAACAGATTGCTTATGGTATCAATGACGCAGCATTATCAGCTGAGCGTGCTGAGGCAATTAATTATTATCTCGGTGAGCCATTCGGTAATGAAATAGAAGGACGTTCACAGGTAGTCTCCTATGACGTTCAAGACACTGTTGAATCTGCTTTACCACAGTTGCTTAAAGTGTTTGTATCCGGTGATGAAGTCGTTAGATTTGAACCTAAAAACCCAGAAGATGTAGAATCAGCAGACCAAGAAACTGATTACGTTAATCACGTTGTTATGGAAAAAAACAATGGGTTTGAATTAATGTATGTTTGGTTTAAAGATGCACTTCTTTCTAAAAACGGATATGTCAAAGCATATTACGAAGAAGAAGAAGAAATAGAAGAAGAAGAATATGAAGGATTAACTGACCAACAATTAGATATGTTGGCTCAAGATGATAATATTGAGATATTAGAGCACGAATCCTATCCTGACCCATCTGCTCCTAAAATGCCATTAACACCTGAGATGCAAACTCCTCCTGATATTCAAAGAGATGATGGCAATATCACAATAGAACAAGCATCAATGCAGGCGTTTGAAGTACCGATGCTTCATGACGTTAAAATAGCAGTCAAAGAAGTTAATGGTGAAATTAAAGTTAAAAATGTAGCACCTGAAAATATTATGGTATCTGTTGACTGTATCGGAACAGATTTAAATACAGCACGTTTCGTTCAACATCGTGAACTCATGCACCCATCAGAAGTTGCAGAAATATTTGATGTTGATGAAGATGAAATCAACGAAATTATGGCAGAGTTAGATGAGTTTGAAATTGAATCTAATGCTCGTGATATATATTCAGAACAATATGATAGAGCCGTAGATACTTCTGACGTATTGGTTCGTGATACTTACATTAAAATAAATGGCGAAAGACAACGTCTCGTATTAGTAGGTAATAGAATTATCTATCGTGATGAATCATGCGACCACGTTCCATTTGCTTGTGTATCACCTATGTTAATGCCTCATAGGCACGTTGGACGTTCTTATACAGACCTTACTCGTGATATTCAAATGATTAAATCTACATTAATCAGAGGTCAATTAGATAATATGTATTTATCTAATAACGGAAGATATGCTATTTCTGACCGAGTTAATTTAGATGATATGTTGACTTCCCGTCCGGGTGGCGTTGTGCGTGTTGATGGCGACCCAGCTTCAGCAATTATGCCAATGGCTCATGCTCCATTCCCACCAACATCATTCCAAATGGTGGAATATATGGACGACATGAAAGAAAAAAGAACAGGTATTACAGCATATAATCAAGGTTTAGATTCTAACAGTTTAAATAAAACTGCAACAGGCGTTCAACAAATCATGTCAGCTGCTCAACAGCGTTTAGAGTTAGTGGCTAGAACATTTGCAGAAACAGGTGTTAAAGATTTATTTTTACTTGTGCATCGTCTAGTAAGAAAAAATGTAACGAAACCTGACATTGTAAGATTAAGAAACAAATGGGTAGAAATTGACCCAAGAGCATGGAAGAATCGTAAAGACTTATCTATTTCTGTAGGTCTCGGCGCAGGAAATAAAGACCAACAGTTACTGCATTTAAATACTATTTTACAAATGCAGAAAGAAGCTATCCAAGTTGGCTTAACAGATAAAACTAAAATTTACAATGCGTTATCTAAACTAACACAGAACGCTGGATTTAAAAACCCAGATGAGTTCTGGAATGACCCAAGCAATACACCGCCACAACCTCAACAACCAAATCCTCAAGAAGCATTAGTTCAAGGACAGTTGGCTATTGAGCGTGAAAAAGCACAAGGTGATTTACAAATTGCTCAAGCCAAAGCAGAAGCAAACCTACAACAAGAGCAACTACGTTCATCAAATGATGTTACAATAGAACGTGAGAAGATTGCCGCCCAAGCTGAACTAGAAAGATTCAAAGCTCAGTTAAAAGCAGAAACAGATATGGCAATCGCACAGTTAAAAGCTCAAGTAGGAATTAGATAATGGCAGATAAAACATACGAAGAAATAACACGAGGCGAACGTGCTGACAAAATACTCAATGATGAGTTATATAAAGAAGCATACGCCAAAGTAAAAGAGCATATCATTGAAGCTATGCAAACCAGTCCGTTAAGTGATGAAACAACACATAATAGATTGGTTATTGCCTTGCAAGTGTTAAGTCAGATTGAAAAATCCATGACAAGCATAATGCAAACAGGTAAAATGGCTAAGATGCAGGTAGACGACGGACACCTTAGAGCCGTCAAATAACTTAAAAAGGAAATAATATGGCTGACCAACCAAATATGGAGTCACCACAAAGTCGCTTAGAGGCGATGCTTGGTGATATTCAAGACGACCAACAAGAATTAAATCTTGAAGAAGAACCACAAGAAGTTGAGGTGGAAGAAGAAGAAACTGAAGATACTGACGTTGAAGAAGAAGTAGATGAAGTTGAAGCCGCCGAAGATGAAGAACTAGAAACTGATGACGAAACAGAAGAAGATGATTCTGACGAAGAACAACCATCTGAAATTGTTAAGTTAAAAGTTAATGGTGAAGAAATCGAGAAACCTCTTGACGAAGTCGTGGCATTAGCACAACAAGGACTTGACTACACTAAGAAAACTCAAGAAGTTGCAGAACAGCGTAAAAGTTTAGAAGCGTTAGAGCAGCAATTAAAAACGCAAGAAAAAACATTTGCTGAACAGCAGCAACTTAATAATTTGTTAATTAAAGATGTAGCGAAAATCGAATCACTAGACCAACAGTTGGAACAATATAAAGATGTGGATTGGCAACAGCTGACTGATAGTGATTTCGTAGAGGCACAAAAACTCTTTATGCAGTATAATCAGTTACAGCAAATTCGTAACGAAGCAGTTTCACAGTTCGAAGCCAAAAAGCAAGAAGCATTAAGTAAACACCAGTCAGCACTAGCTGAGCGTATCAAAAAAGGTCAAGAAACTTTAGCTAAAAAGATACCGGATTGGAGTCCTGAGACTATCCAAAAAATTATCTCGACAGCGAAGGAGTATAACTTTTCTGATGACGAACTATCAGGTATTACTGACCCACGACACATCGAAGTGTTGAACGATGCAAGGCAATGGCGAGAATTTCAAAAGAATAAAAAACCAGTCATAAAGAAAAAGGTCAATAGTGCCAAACCCGTAGTGAAACCGAGTTCAAAAGACCCAAAACAGAAAGCTACTTCATCTACCAAGAAAATACGTGAACAATTACGTAAATCAGGTAGCTCAGAATTAGCATCAAAATTAATTGAACAAATGATTTAAGGAGTTTATTATGGCAGTATCAGCTACCAATAGTTATACAGGTGCAGGTATCGCAGAAGATTTTGAAGATATTATCTACGATATTTCACCAGAAGAAACACCATTGTTATCAATGGCAAAAAAATCAACAGCAGGACAAACATATCACCAATGGCAAACTGACGTGTTAGCAGCAGCAGCGGCAAATGCTCAGTTAGAAGGTGATGACGCTTCATATGCTACTTTAGCAGCAACAACTGTATTAGGTAACTACACACAGATTTCACGTAAAACTGTGCAAATTTCTAACACATTTGACGTTGTTAAAAAGTATGGCAGAAAATCAGAAGTTGCTTACCAATTAATGAAAGCTGGTAAAGAACTTAAACGTGATATGGAATTTGCTTTAGTGCGTAACCAAGCATCATCAGCAGGTGGCGCAGGTACAGCTCGTTCTTCAGCAGGTATCGAATCATGGATTGCTGGTAACAGCATCAAAGCAACAGCAGCTTCAACAGCTACTACTCCTGGTTTTTCATCAGGAACAGTTGCAGCTCCAACAGATGGTACAGCAGGTACTTTCGTTGAAGCAGATTTAAAATCAGCTTTAGAAGCAGCATGGTTAGACGGCGGTGAGCCAACAACTATCTTAATGTCATCTAAAAACAAAAAACTTTTCTCAGCTTTCGCAGGTATCGCAGAGAAACGTCATATGGTAAATGGCACAAGTGAAGCTGTTATTACTGCAGCAGCAGACGTTTACGTTTCTGACTATGGTAATCACACAGTGAAATTAGATAGATTTATGCGTGACCAAGCGGTATTATGCTTAGACCCACAATATGTTGGTGTAGCATCTTTACGCCCAATCACAAAAGAAGAACTAGCTAAAACTGGTGATTCTTCTAAATACTTGATGACAGCAGAGTATTGCTTGGTTGTTAACAACCCAGACGCTCATGCTAAAGTTCAAGGCGTTGGTGCTTAATAGCATTTAATGTTATAATAGGGGGATAGAAATATCCCTCTATTTTATTATGGCAATATTTTTTGATAAAGACCCAGTAACAGGCATAACACAGTATTATGACTATGACCCATCTAAAGATGTGCATATGATTCATAGTGTGCAAGATGCAACAGCATTAGTAGAAAAGTTAAAACAAGTTAGAAATAATCCTGAACAATGGGCAAAAGGTGTAAAAGAATCTTGGGTACATTATGCAAGTATCCCTCCAATTATTGAGATGCAACTGAAACAAAAAGGTATAGACATCTACAATAAAGACCAAACAAAAGAATTATTAAAAGAAATTAATACTAATTACCCGTGGCTTAAAACAACCACGAAGAATCATGGATAAAAACGAACTTAAACAAGTTCAATTAGCAATACACGATTTAATCAATAAAGAAGATTACGGCGCAGCGTTGCCGTTAATTAACGCTGTATTAGAACATTACCCAAATGATGATGCTACATTAAATTTTATGGGCTACATTCATTTGATGGGTGACCAACCAGCATTAGCTTATCAATATTTCAGACGAGCATTACAAGAAAGTCCAAGCAATAAAGCATTATGGACTTCACTCGGCAGAGCGTGTCATGAGATGGATAATTTTGAAGATGCTATTACATATTTTTTAAAATCAGCTGAATTAGATAACAATTACGCATTAGCATATAGCAACGCAGCAGCAAGTTTTATACAAACATCTGAATGGAAAAACGCAGAAGAAGTTTGTAAGTTAGCATTAGAAGCAGACCCAAACGATAAAAATGCTCAAATGAATTTAGCTCATGCTTATTTAGCACAAGGCAAGTGGAAAGATGGCTGGAAACATTGGGGTGAATCACTTAATAGTAAATTCCGAAAAGAATGGCATTATAAAGACGAATCCCGATGGGAAGGTCAAAAAAATAAAAACATTGTGATATATGGTGAGCAAGGATTAGGTGATGAGATATTCTATGCTGACTGCATTAATGATGTTATCGCTATTAGTAACACTGTTCATATTGATTGTGACCCAAAATTAAAAGGATTATTTCAAAGAAGTTTTCCTGATGCTTTTGTTCACGGAACAAGACAGTCAGAAAACATTGAATGGTTAGATAAGTTTGAATTAGACCATAGATGCGCAATAGGTGGACTTCCTGAGTTCTTTAGGCATGATAATAAAAACTTTCCTAAAAAACCTTATTTATATGCCGACCCAGAGCGTGCAATCATGTGGAGAGCGTTGTTTGATAGTTGGAAAGGTAAAGTTATCGGTATTGCTACACATGGCGGTAATAAAAGAACAAATGAAAAAGGTAGAGAATTAACAGCAGAAGATTTAAAACCTCTATTAGATAGAGATGATATTACGTTAGTATCATTAGACTATAAAGATAAACATATTGATGGCGTTAAATATTTCCCTTTCGCTACTCAATCTGATGATTATGACGATACGGCAGCGTTAATATCTGAACTTGATATGGTTATTGGTGTAAATACAACAGCATTACATTGTTCGGCGGCGTTAGGTGTTAAAACTACTTGTTTAGTTCCTAAATACCATCAATGGCGTTATGCTCAACCAAGTATGCCATGGTATAGACATATGACTTTAAAATACCAAGATGATAAATCATGGAGAAAAGTGATTGAGTCAATTAATATCTGAAGAATATCGTAAAATGCAGTCAAAACTGCATGAAAACCCAAATTATGGTATCGCATCGACATATTTTGCACCAATCGTTGATGACATATTAACGCAGTTTAAAATTAAAGATTTATTAGACTACGGCGCAGGTAAACTTCGACTTAGAGATAGCATTAAAACCGAAGTAAATTATTCAGCATACGAACCAAGTAATCCTGATTATGATGAATCACCTGAACCATGCGAATTTGTAACTTGTATAGACGTTCTGGAACACATAGAACCAGAGTTACTAGATAATGTATTAGACGACTTACAACGAGTCGTAATTAGGTATGGATTATTTACGATTCATACCGGAGCAGCAGTAAAAACACTTCCAGATGGCAGAAATGCTCATCTGATACAACAACCTTATACATGGTGGCAACCTAAAATCAAAGAACGATTTGAAATTGTAAGACAAGTTGCTATGGATAATGGTTACATTGTATTCGTAAAACACAAATAAGGATTCCTAAATGGCATTTACTAACTATACGAGCTTTGTCTCGACAGTAGAGAATTATCTTGCTCGTTCAGACTTAACATCTGTTATCCCTGATTTCGTAGAGCTAGCACAAGAACGTCTCTCAAGAGATTTAAGAGTGCAAGAGATGTTAAAGGTAGCTACTGCTGATACAGTTGGAGGAGATAAGAATATCGCATTTCCTGCTGACTTTTTAGAGTTAAGAGAAATACACATTGAAGGAAATCCTGTATACACATTAGAATTTCAAACACCAGATAAATTTTTTAGAAACGGCAAAACCAGTGAATCAGGTGTACCCACACACTTTACGATGTTAGGTGCTGAATTTCAATTTGCACCAGTTCCTGATGGAACGCAAACAGTACAAATACTCTATTATGCTAAACCTGACTTTATTAGTGCATCACAAGCAAGTAATGTGTATTTAGCATATTTCCCTGATGCTTTACTCTATGCAACTCTAGCAGAATCAGAACCATATCTGATGAATGATGAAAGATTAGCAGTATGGTCTAGCTTATATGATAGAGCAATCGCAAATATTAGAGAAAATGATAAGGGTGCAACATTCTCTAGTGCAACATTAAACGTAACAACTTCATAAGGAACTATTATGGCAGAATTTAGTAATTTTTTAGAGAACGCATTAATTAATGCTACTTTAAGAAACACAACATATACATCACCAGCAACAGTGTATGTATCACTTTACACAACAGACCCAACAGATGCAGATTCAGGTACAGAAGTATCAGGTGGTTCATACGCAAGAACATCAGCAACTTTTGATGCACCATCTAATGGTGTTACTCAAAACAGTGCCGACATCACATTCCCTACATCCACTGCTTCATGGGGAACTGTTACGCACATAGGTCTACATGATGCTTCTACAGCAGGTAATTTGTTATTTCATACACCTTTAGATACATCTAAAACAATCGACTCTGGTGATATATTCAAGATTGAAACAGGTAATCTCACAGTTACATTAGCATAAGGATAAACAATGGCATTAGTCGTTAAAGATAGGGTCAAGGAAACTACTTCTACGACTGGAACAGGTACAGTAACTCTTGCTGGTGCTTCTACAGGGTTTCAATCTTTTTCAGTAATCGGTGATGGTAATACAACTTACTATACACTCGTAAGTGGAAATAATTGGGAAGTAGGTTTAGGTACATACACAGCAAGTGGTACTACATTATCTCGTGATACCATATTAGAATCATCAAATGCTGGTAGTGCTATTACATTGTCTGGAACAAGTGATGTATTTTGTACATATCCTGCTGAAAAAGCAGTTATACAAAATTCACAAAATGGTGGTGAAGCACCTCATTTGGTAGCTACTGATGGAATGATTATGCACAATGGCACAATCTCATCTAGCTATACGATTGCATCAGGACATAACGCTATATCAGCAAGTCCTGTTGTAGTTGCATCAGGTGTTACTATTACTGTACCAACAGGTCAACGATGGGTAGTTATTTAGGAAAAAAATATGGCAAAAAATAAAATATCAGAATTTGATACAACCGCAGCTAATAATACCGATATAGGTAGTATTAATATTGCAGAGGGCATGGCTCCGAGTAATGTCAATAATGCTATTCGTGAGTTAATGGCACAATTAAAAGATTTCCAAACAGGTGCAGATGGTGATAATTTAACTGTTGGTGGCAATCTATCTGTAACAGGCACAAGCACATTAGGTGGTAATCTAGCAGTAACAGGAACAGGTATCTTTACATCAACAGATGCAGTTACACTCCCAGTTGGTACAACAGCACAGCGAAATGGTGTCCCTGTTCAAGGTATGTTAAGATATAATAGTTCATTATCAAGATTTGAAGGATACAATGGTTCTTATTGGAATCAAGTAGGTGGTGGAGCAACAGGTGCAGCAACTGACGAAGTATTCCATCTTAATGACGGCACAGTCACAACAAGCTACACATTACCTACAGGTAAAAACGCAATGTCTGTTGGCACTATCACTTTAAATACAGGCGTAACAGTAACAGTTCCATCTGGTCAAAGATGGGTTATATTATAAGGAAAATTTATGGCAACTATAATTAACGCAGATACCTCAGATGGTTTAAAGTTTACTTCTGATACATCTGGTGAAATAAAACTACAGAGTGGCGGTACAGATATTGCTACAGTAGATAGCAGTGGTATTACAGCAGCTTCTGGAAAAGTATTTAGTGGTGATGGCTCATCTTTAACAGGTGTAGGTAAAATATTACAAGTCGTGCAAGATACAAAAACAGATACATTCAGCACAAGTTCACAAGTATTTGTGGATGTGACTGGACTATCAGTCAGCATTACTCCATCATCTACATCTAGTAAAATATTGGTTATGGTAAGTATAGCTCTTGGAAATAATGGTACTCA